GGCGGGAATTTTAGAGGAATATTGGAGGGGTTTTGGAGGAGCCAAAACCCCAAAGGAAAAACAATGACTTACGTTCTCTACGGCATCAAAGCCTGGGACGCACGATAGAATTTGCTTTTTCCTATATTCATCAAGTAGTTATGATGAAAAATACCATCAAAAATCAATTCGTTTGAGAACATCCGCAAGCCAACAGAATCAAATGCTTACGGTAGCGTTTTGGAGGAAAAAAAGACCAAATCAGCGCTCTGCCTCGTAGACCGCCACGCCCTTCCCAACCGGAATCCACTTCTCCTCCGGATCACCAGGCCGACAGATGGCCACCTCTACCTCGGTGCTCTTCCCTTCTGCCGGCTCAGCCGGACGAATGGCAGCATGCCGCAGCAAGCTATCCATGCCTGGCACGAACGTGCTCTCGGAGCAATGGAACGACCAAACCCCCGCCCGATTCGCATCGTTCACCTTCCGATCAAGCTTCAGCGTCCACCCTTTCTTGAGTCTCACCACCAGCACGGCCATGCTCCCATTCAAAATGGGTAGTCTACACGCCGCCCGCCTCCGGCAGCGGATACCTGGCATCGATCTCTGCAACCTTCGCGATCCACTCGGATAGATCTGCGGGCCCCTGGCCGACCGCTGCCAGATACTGCGCTTCCAGATAGAGCGGCAGAGACTCTTTCGTATAGGCCTCGCGCCGCTGCTCTCGCACTGCCGCACGCTGCTCCTCGAGGATCTGCTCAGGCGTCTTCATGTGTCCCCAGTCGATCATCGCGGCAACTCCACATCTCCTTCGAGAACCTCGATGGGAGCCGGGAAGCGAGCGGCATCGCTTGCGTCAGGCGCCAGCGGTAGACGCAGCGTCAGCTCGATTCGGCCAGCCTGGCGGGTAATCACTCCCTCAAACCAAGACGAACCGGTCGCCGCGCCAGGTAGCTGACCTCCCTCCGTTAATGGCGAAAAATCGAACTCGACACCGTTCACAGTGAGAGCATCCCCTCGAACGGACACGCGCATTTCGACGCCGTCGCCGGGCAGCGGTACAAACGGCGAAAGCTTGATCAACATCAGAACCACCTCCCTATGCAGGAAAAGATCAAACGGTTTGTCGTGAGGTTCTCAGCCAGGATGAACGTCACCGAGGTGCCGTTCGCATATGCCACCTTCACGCCGTTGTATGTTGCAGGGTTCGTTGCGTGCGACGCCCAGGATACCGATACCCCCACGGTCCAATCTGGAGTGAACGCCGCCGGCAATGTGAGTGTGTAGCTTGTGTTCGCCATGCGGTCGTTGGCGCCAAGCAGGCTGATCGTGCAAATCTGCGTGCCGTCGGCGAGTCGGGCGTATTGCCCGTTCGCGTTACTGCCTCGCTCCAATATCGACCCAAGCGGGACTCCTCCAGACTGAGCCACTGTACCCAGCAACTGAGCGTCGGACAGCACGCGAACCCACGACTGCCACGCGCCGGCGACCCTCCGGCGGAAATACAGGATGTTCGAGGTCCGCGGAACGAATAGTTGCACTGCGGTCGCGACGTCGTATGGATGGTGATAGAGCATCGATCCGATGGGGTTCAGAGCATCGATGCCTGGCGGCAAGTTCGAGTAAGGAGCGGCACCGATACCGTAGAACCCGCACTCGTCCGGTACCGTGTTCGGGTCCGAGACGGTCCGGCTGGACGACAGGCTCTTGGGAACTCCGCCGAGGTAGTTCAGGGCATTTGCCTGCGTAGATGCCGCGATCATAGCGCGCCCTACGCTTGTCAGCGGGGTTTGCGACCAGCTATTCGGTCCAGTCTGGAACGGGAGTTGGTCAGCGCCACCGAGCAGCAGGCTGAAGTTCTGCAGCCGGGGATCAAACAGGTTCGAGCGCGCGCCGGCTGCGGTTGCAGAGCCAGTGCCGCCCAGGGCAATCGGCACCGTGTCGCCGTCGGCGAACTCGCGGAGACTGCCGTAGCCGTTGCCGTCGGCCTGGAGTTTCGTCGGGCGTATATCAGCCATTGAACAGCACCTGGATGTTGAGTTGACCGCCGATGGCGGTGTACGCCGGCAGTTGGCCATCAGGGTTCATCGTGAGCCGAAGCATGGAGCCATCGGCGAGATATCCCGGTACAGCCGCTGGGATGCGGACGTTCATTGGGTATGCCACCACGACACCCGCGCCGTTGGTCACGAACTGGTCGTATCCGGTGCTGCGCCGGACGAAGTAGATCGCGTTCGGCTCCAGCACCGCAGGCAACTGCGCGACGACCTTGTGGGTCTGGAGCACAGCCATTACCAGGCCGTCCCATTCCACTCGGCCGGGATCGGCTGGCCGTTGAAGCGCACCAGGCCCGACTCCTCACCAAACTTGTCCAGCGTCGACTTGTTCGCGTGCGTGTGCGCCTGGGAAACGGCAGTGTCGATCTGCGCCGGCGTCGACGTCGGGCGCCCGTTGATCGCGTCCCAGTTGAGCTCGACGTCCATCGACTCATACTCGGCAACCTTCAGCCACGCGCTGGTCGCAGGGTTCCATGCGTACAGCGCAGCGCCGGATTCGACTGTCGGGTCAGCGCTCGCATCCTGAACCAGGACGAAGATTGCACCCTCAGGCTCCAGGGCATCGCGTGCAGCGATATCGGCTACGAACAGGATCGGCGCGCCGGTGCCGGGCAGGCTGGCCAGCGCCTCGTTTATCAGCGCGTTGATCATCGCGCTGTTGCCGATCGAGCGCGCCACTCCCGCGCCGTTGGTCAGGTAGGACTCCGAGTAGCTGCCGTTCTCGACGAAGTAGAAACTGTCCGGCTGCAGTGTGCCCGGCAGCGTCGCAACCTTGAAAAATTGAATCTGGGCCATTTCATCACCAATCAGTCGCGCCCCATTGGGCACCGTCTACGCCATCCCTTCCGGGAGGCCCCTGGTCGCCCGCAACAACCACAAGCACATCGGCCGGCGGCGTCACGGTGACCGCGTATTCATGCATCTCGCTGAGCACAAGCGGCTCGCAATCAACCTCGATCGCCAGCGCCCAGGGCTCGGCGGCGTCATCCATCGCACCCTCCCCCACGGCTCACAGTGATCGGCCCGCTGTAGTAGCGATGGACCGTTCCATCCGGGTAGGTCACGTCCACGTCGTAGACCGCCGACCCCCATGCCAACGCCGCGGTATCGGAGGCCGATATCTCGCGCGAGATCGTTCCGGCGCCAGCGATCTCAAGGCCGGAGCCGAGCGCCAGCGTCATCAGCACCGTCCCATCTGGCGCATCGCGGATCTGCATCCGTACCTCGGCGCCAGCCAGGTCAACAGGGGGCTGGTAGATCAGTTGCCCGCCCACAGGCGCCAGCCCAAAGGCTGACAGCAGGTTGATCTCGACGGTGTTGTCGTCGATGGACGCGACCCGGTGAGGCAGTTGCCGAAGTCGAGCGCGGTTCAGCTCAGGCATGCCCTGGACACCATCGATCCAGGCCAGCCACGTGCCAGGCAATCCGTGACCAGGGATTGTCAGCCGGACGGGAGCGGTCGGCGCGATCTGAGTGATCGGCCGGTAGACCAGGCTCGGTTGCATGATCCGCATCGTGTCGCGGAACGTCGCCCCGCGTTCCACGCGCAGGGGTACACAGGCCGGCGTCATGCGGCGTCTCCTTTGGAGGGAATCAAACGTAGGAATAGAAAGCGTTCGGGTCGTTGCGTATAGCGTCGCCGGTGAGAGGGTTGTAAGAGCCCTTACCCCACGCCTCAAGCTGGACGGCAGAGAAGCCCCCAACATCCACGTCACTCTGACTTGTGCCGTGCACGCCATGAGGGGTGAATGCCGCGCCTGCAAATCGATATCGCTCATCAGGCGTGCCTACTGCGCTATGCCGGACTGCAACGATACCGAGCAGCTTGTTCGAGTACCTCTGGACAGGCCATGCGTACTGCACACCGAACGACGACAGGTGCCCATCCAGCCCTTGAGAAAATAGCTGGATGCGAGAGCTCCAGTTCAAACCGCGTGCATATGTGTCGCCCACATCTGGCGTGTATATGTACTGATCACTCAAAGTCACGCTCTGCGAGCCAGTGCCCACAGTCTGCCCATCAATGCTATCGGTGATGAGCGCAGTCCCAGGACCGCCAGTCCCGAAAATTGACCCCGACTGCACAACGGTATTGTGAAGAGTTACGGTCGCCTCCCCTGCCTCCGACCGCAGTGTATATACAACTGTCATATCGTCGGTCTGACTGAACGCAACGTGATCACCTGCAGCACTTGCGGCGCGCTGTATAGCTGAGACCAGATCGACCCCTATCCGCACGAACTCCAAGCCACCGGACATTCCGTACCAAGCCGTGGCAATCGCTTCAGCTTGCAGGCTAGCAGTCCAGCCTCCCTGGAGTACGCGTGTATCGACCGGTATTCCAGGGGGATCGCTTGTTCCTGAAACGTAGGAGCCGCTCGCACTGTCCCACCAGAACCGCGTATGAGTATTCGGGTCAACGTCCGGCTTACTGCTGGACAACGTTGCAAACTGAACCTGGCTCCATGTAGCCACGACAACCAACTCAGCTTTGAATCCGGCCGCTCCGCTTGCGCTAATGCGCACCTCCACCATGCCGCCGGCAATCACCGAGCCGTCAACAGTTTCTTGATAGTCGACGCGGAATACTCGGCGCGTTCCGTCGTGATTTACATCTAGGACTTGAAATGACATACCTGCTGGCTGGACGGGGATACCCAGTGCAGCAGGCGCGATAGCGTTGCTTGTGATCTGCCCAATGAATCCCGTTACACCATCCCGAACAGAGCAGGTTGCGGATGCTGTTCCGAGAAATGAATTGAACGTAACCTCAACCCCGCAACGGACGGTGTAACCACGGATGAATGCCGGCTGGAGCGATACCCCTCCGTATGCATCGGCTAATCCGGTTCCGCGCATGATCGCTCGGTTGAGCCAGCGCTCGTCAGGATCCTCGGTTTCAACGTTCGGAACAGGCATCCCTACATTCCAGAGCGCAGTATCGTTTGCTGTCCTGACCGCAGGCATCTTCATCGTGCGCCCGCTTGGTAACGTCAAGGTCGAATCAACGGCGTTGATTGGTTGTCGTATTAGGCCGTGCCATGGCCACCCCCACACCTGCGGAGCCTCATCGAGCGGGCTATTGGGAAACATCGTTCGCGTACTCCATCACAACTTCTGCGCCTGACGCGTCGGTCATGACGATCTTCTTCACGCTGCGATACCGGAGCCACGCCAAGCCATCGCTGGTGGGGATTGTCTGCAGTTCGTAGTATTCGCGCTGGCCGGCATCCTCCTCGATCAAGGGACTAGCAATACCGCCACCACCGCCGATCTGCTTCCCGGCAGGGTTGTAGTCAGCCCGTCCGCGCTTTGCATCCAGAGCCCCGCGCGGATCGATTTTCCGCAGCGACCGCGCCTGACGCTCCGGCTCGATCAGCCGGTTGAGTGCCGCGGTCAAGCCCTGGTCGCCACGCCGCTCCGCTTCTACCCGTTGGCCGCCAGCGCGGCGGATCGCTTCGTTCCTCGCGCCGAGGCCGCGGCGCTCGTCTGATAGAGCCATGCGCTATCTCCTACGCGTTCGGCACATCGCTGAACACAAGCATCGATAGGGTGAGCTCGTCAGCATCGAAATAGACGCGCGCCCACACTTCACCGTTGAGGTCATTTGCATTGATCACGAATCCATACGACTCCTGAACCGCCCACTGCCTCGAGGTGCCCACGATCGACATACCTCCGGGCAATTCACCCGATGTAACTCTGATCTGCAGTTGTTGCCCGCTCGGAGCCGCGGTTCTGAGATTCAGGTCGAACTGTCGGGATGTGCTGGGATCGATTCCAATTGCTGCAGTGCCGAGCTCGGGAATTGCGAACAGACGGGCCTCAACAAATGAGTGTTGAGGCTCGAGAAGGAACTGGCCATCGGTATTGACATGCAGCACCTCGCTCGGAGCGCTGCCACCGCCACTACCCAGCTTCACCCAATCGGCACCGCTCGCGGTGCCCTTCGCCATGTATAGCGCGCCGTTGTTCGTGTTCACGTAGTGAGCGCCGATGCTGGGGGGCGGATCGAGCGGCTCCCCGGCGCCGGACAGGACGTGCGTAACAGTTGCCATCAAATGTTCTCCATGATCAGGTTGTTGCCGGCGTCGTCGACCAGCGTTGCGCCGGTTTCGTCGACAAGGGTGCCGCCAGACGCCCCGGACTCCAGAGCCTGGATGCGCGCCTGGAGCGTCATGAGGTCGCCGGCCGTGACGGCTGCATAGATCGCCGTTCCCGCCGGCCAGTTGCCGTCGGAGGTTCCTTCCTGGGCGCGCTCGATCGTCACCACCCCACCGGCGCGGGTGGTTGCTTTCACGATTTCATGCTGCGCACCGGCGTCATCTGCGAGCGTCAACAGCACCCAGCTTCCTCCGGATAGCGGCAGCAGCGCGGCGGCAGCATCAGGCACCGTCAGGCTCAACGCGCCAGGCGACAGCCCTACGCTCAGCGTCGTCTTCCAGTTGTTGATCCAGGCTCTCGCCATCGCTACATCTCCAGTACGTCATCAGGTACAGCTACCCGGTAAGTGGCTGCGATCTCCGGCGCATGTTCGTCCCGGTAGGTCTCCGGAATATCGTTTGCAGTCAACGAGAAGCGCCGCGGGAACAGTTCGGCGCCGGGATCGCGATTGCTCCAGTTGCCCGAGAAACCATCCGCCTCATCGTCATACGCGGGGCTTCCGTTGCGGCCCCCAAGCTGCGTCGAGAGTTGACCGCCACCCGACGGTGGGCTGACGGGATCAGACGAGCCAGTCGGCGGAACAAGTGGGTCTGCTGCGCCCCCGCCGCCTCGCATGACCGCAATGGATAGCGTGGTCAGCGCGCTGCCAGAGGCGAGATCGAATCGGTCAACGATGCGTCGGCACTTTCCAACTGCCTGCGCACCTTGGTCGGCGAGGCGGAGCGTGTGCACTAGATCGATCGGCAGGATCATGCTGGTGGGTACATCCCAGATCACGGTCGTACCACGGTGCGCCGCAACGAGCATCGTTGCTCCCTGGGCCAACAGGCAGTTCAACGCAGCCAGGCGCCGGCTCTCGTCCTTCTCATCGCTGTGTCCTGTGCTGCCGCCGGTGATCGGATCGCTTTCCCAGCGCGAAGCCTTGTCCGACTCGATCTCGAACGAGGCGCGCTGCCGACCGACAATCGGGCCAGTCGCCGCGACACTCGGCTGAACCTCCATGACCAGCCGGTAGCGCTCGGTGACGGCTTGCGTCCAGCGCCTCCCAGCGATCCAGTTTCCGCCCAACAGCAGGTCGGTGAAACTATTGACCCAGGCCGCTGGCGGATTGCAGTAGACCCCGGTTGGCGGCAGTGGATACCAGGTGGCATAGAACAACGTCTGACCACTGCTTTCGGTCGCCGAGGTGATCATCTCGACATCAGGTAACTCGGTGTCATCGCCGCGCCAGTTGCAAAACCCTGCCTCGCCGACCGCGTTCCCCGTGCCGGGGTGCTGCCAACCATACGAGGCGTTGAGCTGCCAGAGCCGGCTGAATCGGTAGTCGAACTCGATCTCGATCCTGTTCGTCTGCGAGCTCAGGTCACCGAGGCTGACCTCAACCGAGTTGTAGACGGTGGACCCGGCGCCGAACTCGAACGCCGGAGGCTGCGAGAACAGACTGGACACACGCAGTTCGCCGGTAGGCGCGCAATCCAGGGCCGAGGCCACGGTCGTCAACCGCTCTTGCGCGTAGTCCCAGCGCGATCGCCCATCAACAGGCTCGAACACATCGGATGACCACTGACCGCCGACCAGCGCATCGATCTGCGCGATCTCCATCGCTTCGATGCGCTGCTGCAACTGATCGGAGCAGCGTGCAGTCAGCGTCCGCCCTACCGCGTCGAACGTCGGGTCCGCGATGCGGCCGGTGAATCTCACCACGTCTGCGGTCACGCCCTCGGCAGTGGAAAGGTAGCGGATCGTGACCGCCCGCCCCACCCACGACGTCGGCGAAACCGGGTCAGTGCCGAGGTACAGCGTGAACGTAGCGGTGCCAGAGGCGCCTTCCTCGCGGTCGACTTCAACAGCCCCAACGAGGCTTGCCGTCCAATCCTCATCGTCGACGAGTAGGCGCAGGCGCCAGGCAAACGCCTGACCAGGCTTGATCTCGACAGGGCCATCTCCGCCGCCGGCCGTGCCGAATCCGTTCAGCGGGCCGGCGTTCAACGGCATGCCGTTCAGCAGCATGTCAAACCTCCTGCCAGTTCAGGGTCCATCCGTGCGCGGCGTTCATCGACGTCGACGGCGGGTCCGCGAACACGTTGAAGCGAGGCATGAACTGGACCATGTAGAGCGTCGCTGCCGGACGCTCTGTAACGGTCACGACCAGGCCTGCGCGCACGCATGGCGTCGGCACCCAGCGCCCCTCAACCAGCGCCAGCGCCCACGGCTCCTTGTCCATCCGCGGCGCCTTGGGCAGAGTGAACGCCGGAGAGTCCTGGGCGATGCTGATCGGCTGGATCGCTTGCATCTCCAGTGATGATCGGTAGTCGAGCGCGTCGAGCCCGACCGGTACAAGGCCCGAGCCGGTCAACGTGCCGGAGAGCTTGCCGTCCCAGTGGGTCAACTTCACGCCAGCACCGTCGCTCATCCTGACGACCGTCGCACCGAACAAGGGCTCCATCGACTGATCCGGCGCGCCGGCTTCTGGCGGGATGGGTACTCCGCCGAGCGTAATAACCGGGTAATCCATGCCGTTCTCCTACGGACGTGCGGTGCGGCCTCGCTTGAGCGCCTGCAGCCGCAGAATGTCGTTTACCGATCGCTGATCCCCGAAGACCGAGACAGTCGAGCCACCGAACGACAGATCGATCCGTCCCAGGTTGGGGAGTTGCCCTGAGCTCGGCGCCGCTGTCGCGACCTCGGCGGCGGCCGGCGACAACCCGTCGAGACCGCGCATCCCGGCCAAGCGGCTGGCAAGCGCCGACACGCTGTTCGGGAACACCTTCTCCGCGCCACCAAACGCAACCAGTTCCGGACCTCGCTCGCCGACCCATGCAATGCCCGGCGCGGCGCTGTTGGTGCCGGTCGCGTAGCCGGGGAAACTGACTGGTGGCGTGGTGCCGCTCACGGCGGACATTTCGCCGGTGGGCACCAGTTGAACAGGGATCAGGACAGGCGTTTCAGACAGCGCTTGCAACTGTGCCTTGATCGCCTCGATCTCCTCCGGCGGAAGGTTGAACGAGATCTCGATGCCCTGGAGCGCGGTCGCCGCATCGGACAGCTCCGCGATCCGCGCGCGGATGCTGTCGAGCTTCGCGTCTGCCTGCGACTGCTGCAGATCGTTCGCGGCGAGTTCGATGGCCTGGAGCTCCTTAGCGAAGCCGGTGAACCCGTATGTGTTCTCTCCGGCCGCCTGCAGTTGCTGGAGCATTTCGAGCGCCTTCTGCGCCTGCGCCTGTGCCGTCTCGGCATCGCCCTTGCGCAGCGCCTGGGCGGCGGACTGCTTGAGGGTCTGCGCAGATGCATAGCTCGGGTCACCGCCGACGCCGGCTTGTAGCCCGGCAATCGCTTCGCTGTAGCGCTTCTCGATAGCCAGGCGATCCTTCCGAACTTTCTCAACCGCCGCCAGCGCGCCTTTCTCGGCCGCCTCCTGCTTTTTGAGAGAGTCCTGCACCGCCTTCAGCCGGCCGTCACGCACTTGGCGCAGCGCTTCGGAGTACGCACGCTCCGACGAGAGCGCAGCTTGCTGCCGTGCGTCGTCGACCGCCTTGACCTGGGCGGCGGCTTCCTCGGCCGCCTTGCGCGCCTCCGCCGTCATGCCGGTCTGTTCTTCCAGCAACTGCTCGCGGTACTTCTTGAACGCTGCCAGGCGCTCGCTGATCTGCGCGTCAGACATGAACAAGTCGACCACGCCGAAGCCGTCGTCGGCGGCCTGCAACTTCTGGATCTCCTTGTTCACCCTGTCGAGCTCAGTGACGTTCCCGGTCACCCGTGCAGCCAGGTAGCCCAGATCCTCTCCGAAACTGGAGAACAGCGAGCCACCTTGAGCCGCTGCGGCGGCCAGGCGAACCAGGGCGCTGGCCAGCGTGGTCAGGTTGCCCTGGATCGTCGGGTCGGCAAGTACCTCCTTCAGTTCCTTCAGCGACTCGATCAGCGGGCCGGTGTCCGCCTGGCCGACGCCGCGGCGTATGGTGTCTTCGATCGCCGTCCATTCCTTCGAGACGGAGTCACCAAACGAGGCGAGTTCGCTCTGCAGCTTGGGCAACTGTCCGATCAGCGCGTCGGTGACCACTGCCGCCGTCAGCTTGCCCTCCGCCGCCAGCGCCTTAAGTGCCGAGGTCGGCACACCGATGCCATCGGCCAGAGCCTGCATCAGGCGTGGCGCCTGTTCGGCCACGCTGTTGAACTCGTCCCCGCGCAGCGCGCCAGCCCCCAGCGCCTGGCCGAACTGGATCACCCCGTTCTCTGCCTCGACCGCAGAGGCGCCCGACACGCGGAACGACGCCGACACAGCCTCGGTGACCTTGAGGATATCCTGCTGGGTGCGGCCCGCTTCCTTGAGCGGGCGACTGATCCGCCCGTACAGCGTAATCAGCGCCTCAACCGGCTGGCCGGTGTTGTAGGCGATGCGCTGCAACTCCTCGAGGGCGGTGTTGAACTCTTCCTGGGATCCGGTTGCCAGCCGCAGGCGGGCGTTCATTGCCTGGTAAGCGTCGGCGGTGTTCGCTACCGCCTTCACCCCGGCGGCCAGCGCGCTGAACGTGAGATAGCCTGCGAGCAGCTTGCCGCTTGCGGCCAACGCCTTGTTCGTCACGTTGAGGTCGCGGTTCACCTCGTTGAACATCTGCCGGGTGCGGTTCACCCCCTCGACGATCAGCTGCGTGGTCACTCTACCGGCCATGATCGAACTCCTGCAGGAACTGTTTAAACCCCTTCAGGGGCGCGCGTGCCGCGCGGCGAAGGAGCAGGTGGTCGCGCCGGTCTTGCTTGACCTGTTCGCCGACCTGCTCGAGGAACACCTCGATCTGTTGAAGCGTCATGCGCGAAACCTCGTCGAGACTGAAACCCGCGCGAACCAGGCTGGTTACTGCTGCTGCCCAACCAGCGTTGCCAGCGTCGTCACTGCCGCTTGCTGGGCGCGGGCGAAAAAAGCGGCGTTGACCCGAATCACCTGCATGACGATCTGCATCGCCACGTCGACCGGTAGGCGCCACACGCACCAGCGGCTGAGGTTCGTGGTCCTGCGCAGGATCTTCCGCAGCTTGGCCGAACCGGTCTTGCCGAACTGCAGGATGGCGGGAACGGTGCCATCGCTCAGAACCTTGAGAAGGTCACTGGCGATATCCCCGAACAACTCGAAGTCGGCGAGGCGGACGTGCCGCACGATCACCGGCGCGCCGTTGACGTAGATGGTTTCAGGTTCGGGAAACAGAATTCCGAGGTCAGACATGGGCCACCCAAATGAAAAGGCCCGCCATCAGGGCGGGCCGGTTGATCTACGGCCATCAGGCCGCGTCGGTGTTCTGGATTTCCCAAGTCCAGATCGCGGCCTCGCCGACGTCGTAGATGTTCGGGTCGGATAGGAGGCGAATCTGCACAGGGATCACGCCGAACTCTGCGCCCTGGTTCAGAGGCAGGCCGCCGTTCAGGCTGATCCGCGCATAGAAACAGGTGATGCGTCGTTTCTCACCGTCGCCGGCTTCGTTGGTCTGCTCGAACATCACCCGGTAGAACTTGCGGCCGGTGGTGAACGGCTTCACCAGGTCGACAGTCGGGTAGGTGTAGCTGACCTCGATCGGCAAACGCTTCAACCCGCCATCCGGCGGAGTAGTGGTCGCGTTGATTGCGTCGGCCAGCGTGCCGCCCGGCAGAGGCCGGATGCCGCCGGGGGTGACGGCGTAGTCAACGCCGCGCACATAGGTCGGCGTGCCACCGGCTCCGGTGACGCTGCTGACCTCGAGGGGAATGTGCGCAAGGCGGATGATGCGATCGACATAGGCGTCATGCACCTCTTCGGAGACGGTCCCCGATGGCACACGCTCAACAGAGCCGTAGAGGATCACCGCAGCGGCGCGCGGGGAAAAGTTGACGGCCTCGCCGGTGATGTTGATCGCCGTGATGGACGTTACGCCGTCGAGCTCAGGCAGGCCGAGGCGCGTCGGGTCGGGGATGGTGATCTCGGTCGACTCCGGCTCGGCGCTGGTCGTTTGCAGCTTGAACAGCTCCTCGTACACAGACGACGGATACGGTGCGACCGACGTCGGGCCGCGGAACAGTTGGGTGTAGAGCATCGTTTTCTCCTCGGCCTGGCCGATCAGTTGTAGGTTTCGACGTAGATCACGCCGATGGTTGCGGTCAGGGTGTGGAAGTTGCGACCAGCCTCGGCAAACTGCGGCACCGCCTCGTCGATATCCTCCACAAGCCCAGGGAACTTGCGCTCCGGCTGGTCTTCTCCGAAGCCAAGGGCGCGCAGAATGTCGACGTGGACGTCATCGAGTTCGTGTTCCTCCGCCGATCGCGGGAATACAACCTCGACTTCGAACGTGCGGAGCCTGGTCGCCTGGCGTACCGCCGTTCCGGTTCGCGCGTCGCTCGCGACTCGCACAAGGGCGTAGGGCCCGCTGGCTTTGTCGGGCACTCGATCTGTCGGCCCGTAAACTGCCCGCAGGTCCGTCAGGTAGCCGTTTATCGGGCGAATCTCGCCCAGGCGGGCCCGCAGGTCGCGTGTGACCTGGCTCGCTTTCGTTCGCATGGTTGGTTTTCCTCAGACGGCCTTTTCGAGCTCGCGGCGGATGCGCCGCTCGAACTCTTGGCGCAGAAACGCATTGGTCCAGCGGATGGTCTTCGCCGTAGTCAGCAGCCTGAACCAGTACGCCACCGACGGGCCTTGTGCTTCCTGCAGGGCGCGCCGATAGGTGTAACTGGTGACATTGGGCGAACGCCCACGCGCCGTCCTGGCCCGCTGACTGCGGGTAGACAACGGCCGCTGCAGCCGCCCCGATGGGTTGACGAAGCCTGCGGCAACTTTCCGACCGTTCGGGCCGACGACATAAATCCTCGCCCGCGTCGAGTTGATTGGCTCGAAGATCCAGCGCCGGTATGCCGTGACGTTGACGCCAGACGACGACGGAATAAGCCTCGCGTTCATCCGACCCGCCCTCGCGCGCTTGATCACGATCCGACGGTTGGCGAAGGCACTGGTGAACGCGGGCCGCATCGGTTCGTTGTAGCGCTGCTTCCTCGTCTGCGTCGCCGTGGTATTCAGCGCGCCGCGCATCACTGGATCAACGCGCCGGCCGGCTTCCCGGAGGCGCGCTTGCGCCTGCTCGACGCCGACCAGCCTGATGGGCGCCCTCATTGCACACGCTCCAGCCAGATCCCGCGGACAATGCCGTCGTCGGTGCCGTCGGCGTAGTCGACGACGTAGTAGCACACTCGATCCACCTCAAGCAGATCGCCCACCTGCACCCTCCCCGTCTCGATCAGCGCAACCTCGGCGCGGATCCTGTAGGCCGTCGCCTGGCCGTTCTCGTCCAGCCAGGGCGCATCGTAGTTCAGAAACACCCGGCAGGCGCGCGGCGGCGCCCCATCGGGACGGTATTCTCCCTGCTCGCCGATCAGCTCGGTCGCGGTGATCGCCAGCTCGGCCCGGCGGCCGGTGAAGTCGCGGGCACTGTCGATGTGGAACAGGCGGCCATCGGCGGACAGGTAGCGTCCCTGCTGGATGCGCGCATCCCACCAGGCCCTGATTGCGATCTTCGCCGGACTGCGCAGGCCGGACGGGAACGGCGGCTCCGCGGTCTCCTTGGTCTGGATGCCGCACCAGATCCAGTCGAGCCTGAACGGCAAGAGGTCAGCAGACAGCATCAGAAGGTCGGCGGGCGTGTCGAGGTTTCCGCTGCGCATTCAGACCCCCATCCCGACCCGGTAGGGGTTGAGCAGGTTCCGGGCGGTGGCAATCACCGTGTAGATGGTGCCCACCACCGAGGATTCGCGGTTGGCGTACAGCTCCGCCGCCTGGATGAGGATGGCAGCGCGCACGCTGGCCGGTACCGGAGCCTGGACGACAGGGTCAGCAGCAGGATCAACCGGCCAGGGGATCGGCCGGTTGAGGAACTGTGCCGCCTGGTCGATCGCCGCCGCCAGCTTTTCCTCCAGGTCCTGGTCGTCCTGGGTGTGCCTGATGCGCAGGTGCCGCTTCAGGGCATCCAGGTCCGGAACTGTCGTTGGAACTGGCATGGGATGGCTCCTACTTCTCGGCCTGCTGGTCGGCCTTCACCTGTTTGGCGGCCGCCTTCCGGGCGACCGGTTCGCGCGCCTTGCCTTCTTGGATCAGCGCCTTGCCGTCTTCGGCGGTGGTCTCGAACGGCTCGCCCGGTTGGACCAAGCGGCCACCTCGATAGATGGGCTGGATTGCTCGGAGGTCCATGGGTTACTCCTTCTTGCTGGAGTTGCGACGGCGCTGCTGCGGGGGCTCGCCGGCACCTTCCTCACCAGGCTCAACGGCATAGCCCTTGCCGATCAGTTGCCGGGCGTGCTGGTCGTTGGTATCGAAGGTCGCACCTTCGACCACGGTTCCCACCCCGTCCACCAGGATGGGGCGTAGTGCTTTCAGTTCCATCGTTATGCCTCCAAAGGGCCGCCATGGGAGGCGGCCCGGCTAGTGGTTACGGAGCCGGCGGGGTGAAGGTGCCGTAGATGAACGCCTCGGGGCGCTTCACGGCCAGCGCCAGGCGCTCTTCGCAACGGATCGAGATCATGTTCTTCTCGAAGTCGTCGGCGTTCTCGGTGGAGATCACCACGTTGGCGTCTTCGCGATCGAAGATCTGCGCGCCGGTCTGGAACGCACCAGTCAGGAACTTGCCCTGGAACGCGGCGATTTCAGTGGCAACCACCGGCAGGCCCCACAGCAGCGGGCCGGCCAGGCCCAGCGGGTTCGCGAGGATGTAGCGGCCCAGGGTGTCCTTGGTCAGCTCGATCTTCGCCCAGTCGATGAAGTGAAGAACGTGGCCGGATGCCGGCAGGCGCGCCAGCTGGGCCTGCAGCATCGCCAGGCGCAGGTCATCGATACCGTTCTGCTGCTCGACCGCGAAGGCGGCGCTGAACGCAGAGGCTTGCGGCACGATGCCGTCGAGGTGCGCGCCGGTGCCATCGCCGAACAGGATCTCCTGCTCTTCGACGTACTTCAGGCCGAAGCGCATCTCGGTGTCCACGGTCGACTGCAGTTGAGCGAAGTCATCCAGGATCTGCTTGGACGCCTTGAACATGTGCGCGATGGTGGTCACCGGGGTGATCTTGGTGCCGAACGTGATGCTGCTGTACGGCTTCGCGGTGTTTTCCGGCACGACTGCGGCGGCGTTGGTGAAGCCGGTCTGTTGAACCCAGAAGATCGCCGGCGAAGTGGTGCGCCCCGGAGCGATCAGGTCGCGAATGAACAGGCGCTGTTTCGGCATCACGTCGATGCCAGGAAGGCGCTGCGGCTCAACCACGCCGGTGGGGATGTCGGTGCTGATCAGAGCGTTCTGAACGGGAATGCTGACGCGCTTTCCGCCCTCCACGCTCGCGGCGAACTGCTTCAGCGCCTCGCTCTTGATCACGATGCCGCCGACGGTATCGCGGGCGGCGGGCGCGCCATTGGTGGGCGAGCGGGCGAACTCCTGCTCCAACTCGCCGAGCTTGGCCTTCAGCTGCTTCTCGGCCTCGGTCAGGCTGTTGAACTTGGTCGCCAGTTCGTCGACGGCGGCCTTGGTTTCGCTGGACAGGCTGCCGGCCTTCTTGGCTTCGTCCAGGGCGGCCTCGGCTTTCTTGCTGAAGTCGCTGGAGGCCTTCTCCAGCTCAGCGGATACCTGCTTGAGCAGGTCAGCGGTATTTTCGGACATTTTCTCTCTCCGGTTACTTGGAAGCTGCTGCCGAGAACCGCGCCAGGGCGGCTTGAAGCTCGGCGATGGGGGCGGCCAGATCGGCCGTGGTATCGGCAGCGCAGGGCTTACCGGGGCCGGTAGCGCGAGGCGTACCGGTCTTGAGTTCTTGAATCAGCGAGCGGCGCTCAGAGCGCGGAATGCCCTGCTTCGCCAGGATCTGGTCGAGTCGGCGGGCGGCGATCATCGGTGCCGCCAGCGCGTTGGCGTCGTCCTTGGTGGCGTCTGACTCCAGCAGGCTGTCAGCGAATCCACGCTCAATGGCATCCGATCCGCCCATCCAGGTCTCGACATCCATCATCGCCTGCATGTCCTCGACCGGGTCGCCGGTGCGCACCGAGTAGATGTCGGCCAGGGTTCCGTCGATCTGCTCCAGGAAGCTGGCCACCTCCTTGAACTCGTTGCGGTCACCCGCGGCGATCGTCCAGGCGTTGTGGATCATCAGGAAGCCGGCGCGGGCGATCTTCACCTCATCGGCCGCCATGGCAATGAACGACGCTGCGGAAGCTGCCAGGCCGAGCACGCGTACGGTGACCTTGCCCTTGTGCTCGCGCAGCAGGTTGTAGATCGCCAGCCCCTCGAAGACATCTCCGCCAGGGCTGTTGATGTTCACCACCACGTCGGCATCCTTCATGGCTCGCAACGCGGCGCTGATGCGCTTGGCCGTGACGCCCTCGCCAGTCCACCAGTCGTACCCGATCGGGTCGAAGATGCTGATGCTGTTCTCTTCCTCCACCGCAGCGCGAATGGCGGGGTTCCAGCGCTCCAGCGCCTTGGGCATCAGGTCGCAGGAAACGTCCGCGCGCGGTCGAGCCGCCGGCGCCGTCGGAAGCGATTTGATAGTCATGGTCTCTCCAGTCGGCTCAGGCGGCCTGGTTCAAGCGAGGAAGTGAAATCAGCGCGTGCGCCATCATCGGACCAGCCGGGTTGCCGGTTTCCAGTGCCTCGACAGCGAGGTCGATAGCCTGGCGCATGGCGGCCTTGTCGCCGCTCTCATTGGCCGCGACCAGGCGAAGCATGTAGGCCGTCGCTGCGGGCGACACACCACCCGCAGTGGCTCCCAACTGCTCCAGCGGAACCAGCGCGGACTGCACGGTGAAGACATTCCCGCCCTCGATTGGTGGCAGGTTTTCCAGGCGACGGACCTCGTTACGGCTCATCCAGCCGTTCTGGAGTGCGGTGTTGTACCAGGCCGCACGGCCGGCACTGTCAGCGCGCAACAGGCCTTCGACGGCGAACTCCGCGAAGAACTCCTCTGCATCAGCTTCACCGATCAGGCAGCGCGTTATTTCCTGCTCAATATTCACCAGCAAAGGGCGAAGACTGTTGGTCAGAAAGTGCAGATTCTGAGCCTCGACCGAACTGGCCCAGCTCGACTGCTTATCCATATGACCGACCATGAATGGAGGCACCCGGAACCAGCGGCACATCTCCTCAACGTTGAAAGACCGCGACTCAAGCATTTGTGCCGCTTCGGGATTCATTGTGATTCCCTGGTATTTCAGACCAGCCTCGGCAACCATGATCTTGCCGGCATTCTGCGACCCCATAAAGGCAGAAAGGCTATTGCGCAGGTCTTCGCGCTGCTTAGGCGTTAGAACCGTATCGCCGCTGAGAATCCCGGAGGCCTGCATGCCCTGAGCAAAAACTTTTGCAGCAGCCTCTTCGGCCGACATTGCCGAGCCAAAGATGTCGCGCCCCATAGTCACCGGAAGCATGCCGCACACACCATCCAGTCCGAAACCGCGGATGTGCATCAGATTTCTCTCGGGAATATCCCTCTCCACACCGTTCTCGGTGTAGGTGTACCTCAGTCTTCCGTTGTCCTCGCGCTTAACCCTCATGCATTGTGGCAATAGGGGAACCAGTGCAATGACACGGCTTCCGACCATCTTCTTCTCGACAAAAGCGTTGCCGCGCAGGCAAATGCTCGCCACCACCATCAACATGAAGCGTTGCGGGGTCATCTCAGCATTCGGTGATCGGCATAGCAGCCGGAACAAAGGATGGTCCTTTGCAGGCTCGCGCGAGCCATCTGGCAAACGCCGGTAAAGCTTCAGCGGAAGGGTAGATACCGACTCGGATAGCAAGCGAACACATGCCCAGACCGTCGATAGCTGCAGAGCCTTGTCAACCGTGACGTGCTTTCCGCTGGCGGAGGTGCCGAACCATTCCTGCCAGAATGCCCCGTCGGTGAGACTGATCGGAACACCGAGCCAATCCAGAAGGGCGGATTTTATCCGCCCTGGTTTCTTTTTGTTGCCCATCAGAGGCCTACCATGATCGGGTTGGAAGTAAAGTCGTCCAGATCAGCAGGATCGTCGGCCTCAGCCTTCGATGCCCCGATCGCCATCAGAAGCGCGGTCATATCGTCAATTTTGTCCGGCGACTTCTTCTTATCGGGCGCCGTGCTCATGTTCCCGTCGTACCGCGGAATCACGTTTGAGGCGCACCACGCCAAAAGCGGGTCGCCACCATGGGCGAGATTGCCGCTGATGTAGGCAACCTCGAGGGCTTGCATCGTCGGGTGATAAGACTTCGTTCCCTGGATGAACTCCAGCAGAGGAACTTCCTTCGCCACCAAGCGGTTAACCAGATCGGAGGCGTTCCAGCGGTCATACGCAATAAGCCTCACGCCAAAGCGCTCGACCGCAGCAAGAATGTCCTCCTCGATTACCGCGTAATCAGTAACATCGCCCTCTGTTTGCTTTAACAAGCCCATCTCAACCCAGGCCGCATATGGCACGGTTCCGCGCTCAGTGCGAAAGGCCACAGAGCTTTCTGGCGCCCATCGCCAGCCATGGGTGTACAGCACACCGTCGACCAACCACACCAAGCGGAAGCAGGTCAGGTCGGTGGTGCTGGCCAAGTCGAGACCGCCCCAGCACGGATACTGCTCAAGCCAGTCGAGATCGACATTGCCGGAGCACTTGTTCCACTTGGATAAGTCAACCCAACCGGTTGCTGTCGAGGCCGGCCGGTTTAGCCGCTTAATGCGGAACTCCGCTAGTTTCGACGGCATCTGCTTCGCTTCGACAGCCTCCTTGCGGATAGCGGAGAGCAGGTGCTTGTTGGCATCCATAAGCGGGTTAGCTTTGATCCAGACCCGCTCGTCGAACTCGTCATCAGCCTTGATCTTGAGGGTCTTGTTCTCCTCGTCTACGGCGTAGAAAACAACCAGGAAATGATCTGCGGTGGTACCGAATACTCCCGCCAGCAGGCGCTTTGCGAACTGCCGCATCTCACCCCAGGGGCCAGGGTTGGTATAACCCTCGGTGGTTGTGTACAGCCAAAGCGGGTTACCGCGGGCTCCAGCGGCGGAGGTAAGGACGTTCAGCAGGTCCGCGCTCTTGTGGGCATGGATCTCGTCGAGCCCTACGTGCGACGGGTTAAGACCGTCCTGCGTGCTGGCCTTCGCGTGAATCGGCTTGAAGGTGGCGCCCGTCTCGAAACGGGTGATCGCCTTAGCCCATGTCTCCAGGCCGAAGGCCTCGCGCAGCGCTGGGGTCTTTTCAACCATGCGCTTTGCAACATTGAAGATGATGCTAGCTTGAGGAAACGTCGTCGCCGCGCTGATTACCTGAGCGCCCTCCTCCGGCTCGCAGCATTCGCAGTACAGCAGAATGCTTGAAGACAAGGTGCTCTTGGCGTTCTTCCTGGCCACCGCGAACAGGGCCGATGTGAATCGGCGCGGGTAGAACTGGCCGTCGTCGGACCAGCCATCTACCTGAATCCACTCGCGCTTGCGGAACCCGAAGAGCTGCACGACAAAGAAGACGTGCGAAGGGTGCATAACGATCGTAGGCGTATCCCACTTCCCCTCGACGTGTGGCAACTTCTCGATGAAGTCGCATGCATCGTTGGCGTACCACTCATCGAAGAAGAACGGACAAGACTTCTTTTTCGCCCGCTTCAGATCGTCGACAAACCGCTTTGCAGCCTGACGTATCAGCAGACCATGCTTCTTACGACTCTTATCGGCGATTGCTGCTTTGGCATAGTCGAGGGCGATTTTGACGTAATCACGCACCGCGCCTCCCATTCTTCGCAAATGGATTGCCGGCCTGCTTCTCGCCGGCAGACGAAACCTTGCGGCGACTGGCCGGAGTCATTCCGAACTCAGAAAACAGCGCCTTGAGAGCGGTCTGCTCGGCGGCGGTCGCCTCCATATCGGCACGCGCCTTCTTGCGGAAACACTGCCAGGCGAAGCAAAGCTGCTCTAGCGAGTACAGGTCGACGACCTGCAGAACCTTCGCGGCAACCAACTGAGGTCCAAGCTGGTTCCACATTTCGGCGCCGTCTCGATTCAGGTGAATCGGTGGCTCTGGGAATTCTTGGATCAGATCGAACTCTGGTGCATCCGGCACATCGCGATCCGGGCGATCAGTGCCTGCCAGAACCTTGAGGTGCGGAGGCGTGCTCTTCCGCCCCATAAATCGAGCCTCACATTTTCAAAATAGAATTTTGACGGTGCGAAAATTTGGCTCCCCCCGTCGTTCGGGGCTCGAAAGTTCCAGACTTTCGATCCCCCCCTCCCGGTGCTTTTCTGCACCACTTTGGTGCATTAGTCATTCGATTGTTCAGCCGCACCAGAACCCACCAATCCGACCTTCTCGCCGATCTGGTTATGGCAGGTCCAGCACAGGGCTCGCAGGTTGTCCCATGAGAGCGCCAGCTCCGGATGACTCTTGACTGCCTTGATGTGGTCGACCATTCGGCTCTCGACGATCAGCCCTCTGCCCTCGCATTCCTCGCAGAGTGGATGGAGCTTGCGGTAGTAGATGCTTAGACGACGCCAACGCTCTGTCTTGTAGAAGGCATCGCTATCGTCACGGCGTGCGTTGTACTTCTTGTGGGCCTGCCTGGCTGATGCTGCGCGGCGCTCGTCAGCAACCCTCTTGTGCATCGCGCAATAGAAGCTGCCGGTAACAGAAGGCTTTCCGCAGCCAACCTCACTGCATATCCGAGCTGGTCGTCTCGGCATGGATCACTCATGTCGCTTTATGCAGTCCAGCACCTGCACAGCGCACGCTGTCAATGCAGCCTCAACGGCATCGATCGCCGCGGTTGCATCCTCACCGTTCGCCAGCGGCGGGCGACCTGGTAGCCGACACGGCGTCAGCGGGCACTTGGCCTGCTGCGCGGTAGGCGCTGGGGTCAGTGGTTTCGGGGCGGGCGTACATCCGGCCAAGGCCAGCAGGGATGCCAGCACGCAGCCAGTCGCGAACAGCCTGGTCATTCTCTTTCAACTCCCGTAACGCCGCAGCGTGGCGCGTACCCTGTACCTCCAGGGCCTGGCCAAGCTGGCGGGTTTGCCGTTCGATCTCGGCGACGCGGCCGAGCTGGCGTTGCTGTTCAGCGAGAACGCCGGCCTGCAGATCGATCATCTGCTGATTGCGGTCACGCTCCTGCGCCGCGACGTCAGCACGCTCCCGCTCTGCGGTCACTTGCAGGCTCAGGCGGTCCATCCGCCACATCATCCCCATCGCAACAAGCGCGACGATCAACCATGGAACCCACCTCATCACGCACCCGCCAGCGCTGCGCGCGCCCATTCGAGACGCGCCACTCGATCCTCAGCACCGTTGCAGCCACCGTTGATCTTCAGCGTGATTCGCTCGAATCGGCCTTGGTCAGCCAGGTCGTTTAAACCCCGCGACTTCCACCACCACCCCGAGGCGATAGCTGCCCAGGTCCGTTGCTCCAGCAGTTCCGGTTGCGCTACCAGTGGTAGCGCCAGGGCGCGGGCGGCTTCGGCGTAGTTGTCGTGGCCGGTGATCATGATCAGGCCGCGCCCCCGGTATCGATACCCATCGCCCGTATCCGGCGACCCGTTGCCCATCCGGTTTGCGTAGACGCGGTTGGCGATGCGCTCAGGCTGTCGGGCGCACTGCTTCGCTTCTACCGGCGTGAACCGCTTCGGCCATGTCTCGAGCAGGCCTTCGGCGGAGTAGTTCAGATTCTCGACCAGACGCTTGAGGCTCTGGCTTTCGTGCCCGACCTGAGCCAGGAACATCGCCACCCGCTCAGCCGTGTTGATCTCGAACCGAGCCATGGCGCCGTTGATGTGCTCGACCCAGGTCGATGCAGTAGCGGCGCCGCAGCCGGTAGCGCGGTCGAGTTGATCGGCAGTGATCTTCATTCGCCAGACCCTCGACGCGGCAGCCTGATCCCAGCATAACGGTCGGCCAGGTCTCGGATCTTCTCGACGCCCAGGAAGCCGATCCAGCCACCAATGAAGGTGGCCATGCTCTGCGGCACTCCGAAGAACTCGAAGCCGCTGATAATCGTCAGCGCCAGGCCCCCGCACAGCGCGCCCTCCAAGAGCGCCTGCCGGCGCGTGCCGCCGCCGTAGATGATCCTGGCCATGGCCATGGCCCACGACAGCAGGGAGGCGTAGATGATCGGCGCATGCTGGCTCAGCCAGGCGAGCACAGCCGCCCAAGTGTCGGGTTTGTCAGGCATCTTCATCGTCTCGGTTCCCCTCGCCGGGGCGGAAATGAAAAAGCCCAGCGCGAGGGCTGGGCCAGGGATGGGTGCAGGTACGGCCTTTCAAGGGGGCCGCGCGCCCCGCAGCGCAATGCGCCACCTGCAAGAAGGTGGAAACAAAAAGCCCCGCTATAGCGGGGCTTGTGGCCTTTCATCCTATCTCTGCTAACTGGGTTTTACAGCGCAGGCAGGCTCTTTGGGATCTTTTTCCTGACAACTCCAGCCAGATGGCTTGAAGGTAATCCTCCACGCAGCCTTATCAAGGCTCTCGCCTCCATAAAAGCCTGAATCGTAAACCTTGCCCGTTGCAGCAGGAGCTTCCGGCGCGGTCCCATTCGATACGAATCGAACGCAACCTGAGTCGACAGACGACTTCCAAGCACCTACCGCGTGAATGTGCTTATACCGGCTTTCCTTCAGCAATACAGATTTGTCGGATGCCTTGCGCACTACATACCCGTCAGTCCAGCCACCGCTTTCGGCACAAACTTCGACAGTTGATTTGCTGGACATTGCGTAAGCTCGCGCAAACTCCAGATGCTTTTGAAAAACCTCTTTCCCCGCAAGGTGATTGTTTCCCTCTTGCATAGCTTTGAAGCTGGGAATCGCCATGAACGCCAATATGGCAAGAAGCACCACAATGACCATCAGTTCGATGAGGGTAAACCCGCGCGCCTTGGAGCCCATTCCAACTACCTCCCTAGATAGCGCAACTGTAGCATCGGGGGCGTCTAGGAACATCAGCATTTCCAATCGCGCATGACCGGCTTCACAAACTGGCGGTTTTGCCAGACCGATAGCCGGGCGCGAGAAAAAACAGCACCTAAAGCACCACTTTTTTGTTGTATCACCACAAATTTGTTGTATAATGAACCCATCCAAACAACAGAGACGAGGTGATGAAGTTCAGCGAATTCAGACGATGGTTGAAGGCCCAAGGGGTGACCTTCGAAGCCGGCAAAGGAAGCCACTTCAAGATCACCGCCCCGAACGGCAAACAGACCACCTTCGCGGACCACGGAGCTAAGGAGATGCCAGAACCGACCCGCAAGGCGATCATCAAGCAACTGGGGCTCAAATGAGCCCCCTCGCCTGCAAGCGCTGAACGATCACCCCGGAGGAGTGACCATGTACGACTATGCAATCCGTTTCGAACAGGACGATAGCGCTCCTGGCGTTGCCGTTTTCTGCAGAGACTTGCCGGAGCTGAACAGCTATGGCGACGACAAGGTCCACGCAATCGGCGAGGCAATCGACGCCATCGAGTCGACCCTCTCGCTGTACGTTGATCAGCGCCGAGAAATACCCGCAGCCAGTCACGCACAACCAGGCGAGCGCGTTATCCATCTGCCGGCAGTTACCGTTGCGAAGATCGCGCTCTGGAACGAAATGGTCCGTCGAGATATGCGAAAGGCTGACCTCTGCCGGCTTCTCGGGATCGCACAGACCCAGGGCGACAGGCTCGTCGACTTCCTCCACAACACTAAGATGGAGGCTATGGAGAACGCTCTATCCGCCCTCGGACTCCGCCTCTCGGTGAATATCGAGGCAGCATGACCCAGAAACGAAAAAGCCCAGCTCGACGGCTGGGCTCTTTGTTGCTCGATCCTCAAAACGCGCAAGATCGGCAGGATGAGATAAATACTGATGGAGTGATGACGACAAGTCAAGCCCTATGCCGCATCCTTGGCCAGCAAGCCCTCCGCGTTAAGAATCTGCTCCGCCGCCACCAGGGCCTCTTCGACCATTTCGTCGAGAACACGATGGATCTTCCTGCGCCATTCACGCCGAGTCGATTCTGGCTTTCCATCGAGATCCCAGGTGTTCATGTCGTAGAACTCATCCGGCAGGACGATCATTCCAGACGATCGAGCCATAAGACGCTTCCGCTTGACCCGCTCCGCCTCCAATGCGGCACGTACGGCCCGCGCCTGCTTTTCTGGTGATCCATCCACCGGGATTTCGACAGATACGGTTTTCCGCAACGCCGGCTGAACCCCCTTCAGCTTCGGAATCGCCCAGGTCGTTATAGCTTTGTAGAGGAAGAGAGCAGGCGCCGGCGTTGCGACCACCGACCGCAAAAGCGAGATCGCCTGGACTTTCTTTGCCTGATGGGTGCTGTACTTCGCCACCAGAGCGGCCCAGTGACGCGGAATGAGCTGATCATGCAAACGAGCATGCACCCAGCAATCGATTTGCTGCCTGAGATCAGCGGATACCATTACCCCACCACGACGACCAGACTCGCCGGCCTGATAGAGCTTTTGCCAAGCCTGCTTGCTTGTGTTGTCGATGCAGTCCGCTGCCAGCGCCGAAACGACTGCACTTGAAACGCTTTCGTAAATCATCGTCCTCTCCTCCAGCGCGCGTAGCGCCAATGGCTGGTCAATCCCCTCGAAAGTGAGCGCCGCCAGCTCCCTTCCGGTTGTTCTCTTCTCGCGCCAGCCTGCTCGCCTGGCGTCGCTGCTCTTCCAGCAGCCGCTTTACCCACATCCGCAGTTGCACCACCGCATCACGCTGCTCCAGCGCGAGCCCCGTCACGCCATCGACGAACCCCGCCGCTCCACACGCGGCGCAATCGATCTCGTGGAATACGCCACGGCTGTACCCTTTTCCGTGGCAAACGGAGCACTGAGTGAGCACGCGCGGCTTGGTCGTCAGATCTGGACCATGTGTCTTTTTCATGCCAGCGCCTCGATGGTGACCAGCACCTCGCCCCCAACTTTCACCTCCCCGCGAACAATCCGCAGGTCATCTACCAGGCCGTCGTCATCCCAGGCGCCAGCCTTGGTTAGCGAGTCAAGGAGCCCCTTGAGGAGATTGTCGAGGTCGCGCTTTCGCCGATCTGGTGGGCATGCATGGATAACAACCCGAACAGATCCGGTCGTCCTCCTGATGCCTTGCGCAAGGCAGTGCTGCAATACCGATCTGCGATAGCTCCTGCCGCGCTCGCTGATCAGCGTTCCGGAAGATGTGTTGCGGTAGTAGGTGTTATTGCTGGGCGGCCAAGGAAGGCGAATCGAGATCATGCCTCTACCTCGCTACCGTCCAGCCATGCGAGGAACCCCGCCGGTATGTCGTGCCCCTCCTCCGCCAGGATCGAAGCGCATTTCGAAAGCAGGTCCGACTGGGCTCCGTACTCTGCCTCAAAGCGCGCCTTGTAGGGGTGGACAGCGATCCCGGTGAATCCCTCGCCGCCGTATCCGTTCTGATGATGGCCAGCGCACAGCGGAAGCACATACCAATGCGCATGGGGTTTCGTTCTTCCGTCCACGTGGTGGATGCTGCAATAGGTGTTCACGATCCCCATGGACACTCGACATGCGATGCATCCCACCTGGCGCGCCAGCAGGTCGTGCCACCGCTTCTGCTCCGAAGTAACGGCCCGCCCCTTCACGCGACATCCCGCGGATACATGATCTGCTGGTGACGCTCGCAAATAGCCTGAGCCTCTTTCGACGACGCAACGGGGGCGCAAATGAATTCGCCTTGCACGCTAGCCCGGTAGTGAGCCTTGCCGGCGACCAAGAGCTTGCAAACCTTGTAGGGCGGGGAGCTGTCGCTAACCGCCAAATAATCGTTGAGAGCCTTCCACTTCATGAACGGGACTCCTGTAGCTGTTGTATGGCCTCGTTGTGCCGGTTGATTCGTTCGTTGAGATCGGCGCGCCGCCTGGCGGCCTCGTCCTTCTCTTTCTGCTCGCGCTGAGCGCGGTGGGCGTCCAGGCTTGCCTTGAGCTTCGCCATGTTTTCCGCGAACCCCTTCGGTGCCTTCGCGACCTCGGCAGGGGCATTGCCAGTCAGCAGCCCGGCGATCGCTTGGCCGGCATCTGTCGTGGGCGGCAGTTGAAGAACCACCACCCCCTCCAGGCGCGCCACCTCGGCGGCAGGCAGGCGGTTAAGCACCGCGGCTTTCTGGATGCCCGCCTGACGGCCGGCCTCGTCGTGACCAAGGGACACACGCCACTCGACAGGAAGCGCCTCGCGCCGGGAGCGAGACACTGCGCGCTCATAGGCCGATATGAACGCCATGCGGGCACCCACCTTGTCTCTCGCCTCCAGGATCGGCGCGGCGATGGTGAGCGCTTCCTGAATCTCCGGCGTGAGGACCACCGTTGCGCGCTCGTCCGATGCTTCCAGCGCCAGCGCCCAGGCCTCATTCGGTTCAGGGCGGCCATCGACTGCCTGCACACGCTGAAGGATGGCTGCGAGGGTGAGTTTCCCGGTCAATTCACGGCGGCACGCCTGCAGAGCGCTGCGGATCGCCTCCCCCGGATACTCTGCGAGATCCTTGGCCATCAGCTTCGCGGCATTGGCGCTCATCTCCTGGCCAAGCGTTTCAGCAGTCGCCACCAGCGCGGCGGCCAGGTCGGCCTGTTCGTCACAGGAAAGCATTGACGCGCCCCTCCTCTCGGATGCTCTCCGCAGCCTCCTTGGCGGCGTTCAGGTTCGCCTGAGAGCGCTCCAGTTGCCGAGCCGTGGCCCCGTTCATCTGCCGGTCAGTCGCCCACTGGGTGCGATACGACTCTGCCCTGGCCAGCAGGGAGCCCAGGTCGTGACAGTTGCGGATCAGGTAGGCGTCGTTGATGCCGACGAAGTACGCGGCCACCGCCGGAGCCTCCTCAGCGCCCAAGCGCTTCAGCAGGTCGCGAACCTGACCATTGACCTTCGAGTTTCGCACCGGATGGGTTCCGTACCGGTGCTGGTACGCTGCCGCATACGCCGACCAGATCGCTCGGCATGCCTGTTGCCGATCACGCTCCGCATCGGGCTGGCCGGAATCGGCCGGCAAAAGGTTCCCTGATGGTTCCCTTGTAGGTTCTATTACGGTTCTGGGTGCAGATGCTGCGGGGGTGGGGTGCATTTCCTGCGGGGGTGGGGGTGCAGCATCTGCGGGGGTGGGTGCATTTCCTGCACGGGTGCATTTGCTGCTGGGGTGCATTTCCTGCGGTGGTGCATATGCTGCGGGGGTCACCGAGTACATGGTCGACCTGCCCTGGCGCTCCTCGACGCTCACAATCCCTACGGAACGCAGCCACTTGATGGCCTGCTGCACAGCGCGCTTCGACAGGCAGCAACGCGTCGCTATGCTGTCAACCGCCGGCCAGCACACCCCTTGGTCGTTCGCCTGGTCTGCCAGCGAGATCAGTACCGCCTTCTGCGCGGGGCTCATTCCCTGGAGAGGCCAGCAGGCCGACATGATGATCGTGCTCACTGGCGCACCTCCGGCGACACATTTTCTTGATTCGTGATTTCGTGTCGCGACACGCTACCGAGGATCACAGCTTGCCCTCCTCGATCTTCCGCGCCAGCACCGACAGCCCCTTGGCAGTGATGCGTACCTGGCTCGCCGCACGCTCGTCGCCCTGGTCGTCACGACCGAGAACCGTCACCTTGTGCATGACCCAGCCGTCTTGGATTCGCGGCTGATAGCCGATCCAGCGAGCTGAGCCGCTCCGGCGGTAGATCCATCGGTTCTGCTGGAGCCAGTCGAAGAGCCGGGAGGGGTTGATCTTGAGGTGCTTCGCAGCGTCGGTGATGCACATCGTTCCTGCTGCACCGCTGAGTCGCTCCAGGGCCTGGACCTTGGGCGCCTGCTCGCTGATGACCAGCCTCAACGCATGGTTCTGCTCGGCCTGATCGGCGGCGAGCCTGAGTGCCTCTGGCAAGTTTGTTGGGATACTCGGAACCTGGCTGGACTCCAGTTCGTGGAGTCGCCGAATCACCCGGTACCGGAGGGGAACGCTGTATCCAGAGATGAGGGTCTCGGTCAGGTCTCGGTCGAGGTGGAAATTCTCGGTGTACCCGCGGGAGTCGAGATCTTCCCGGACATGGCTCAAATCTGAGCCATCCTTCCTCAACGCCTCCAGCATCTCCCGAATGTCCCTCAAGACGTTCTTGTGCTTCTTGCCGGTCAAATCCGCAATCTCGCGACTGCTCATCGTCAGGACCGGGCCTTGTTGGATGACTGCAACTTGTGACATATTCGTCTCCGTTGGATGTTCGGCACCGCCCTCCGGTGCCTCCTCAGAAAGCCCGGTTGCAGCCGGGCTTTTTGCTGTCTGCTCTACTGGATGTCTGAACAGGGGTCGCAGCCGACTAAGCAGCGCCAGCCCCTCTCCGTAACATCTGCTACGTGCTATGCCGCACTCCGGCCCCGAGGCCTTGCTGGCGCGTCGTAGAGGTCTGGGCGGAGCTGGTGGCGAGTGATGCGAGCGCCGAAGAAGTGCTCAAGATCACGCGCCAGCGCCGCCCCTGGAGTCCGGCCGCAAGCCAGAACCTGTCTGAGGTACGCAACGCTGGTGCTGAGCGCCTTCGCAGCGTCATCACGCTCTTGGATGCTGAGCGACTTCCAGAAGGCCCGAAGCGCTTCTGCATGGGTGCTTTGGGGTGTCTCGACGGCCATAAATGTACCTCCTTGGTACAATCATGGTGAAAAGGAAGTGTACCGTCAAGGTTCTGTACTTTTTAGGTACAGATGATGAAATGGTTAGATGATCGATATCACGACAATCCGACGCGCGAACGCGCTCACACTGGCCGAAAAGGAAGGCGGCACAGTCGCATTCGCTGCTCGCATAGATCGCGAGCCAACCCAGGTTAGCCGGTTGATTGGCTCGAATCCCACCAAGAACATCGGCAACAGACTGGCCAGGCACATTGAGGAAAAATTCAATATGCCCCGCGGCTGGCTCGACATTCAGCACACCCCAGAGCAGCAACTGCGGGTGGCTGAACCAACTGCCGAGTATCACTCCGGCGGAAATCTGGAGCCCTTATCACCGTGGTCAGATGGCGATCCACTCGCACCTGACGAGGTTGAGATACCCTACTTCGACGAGGTCGAGGTGGCGGCAGGTGGGGGGCGAGTTCCTGACCTCGAGCTGGCTAAGCGCAAGATTCGATTCCCGAAGGCAACCCTGCGCGAGGCCGCTGTCGACAAGAGCACCTCCGTCTGCGTGAACGTCACAGGTAACAGCATGGAGCCGCTCATCGCAGACGGCTCGATCATCGGCGTCGACCTTTCGGTCAACACGATCGTCGACGGCGAGATCTACGCCCTGAAGCATGACGACCTGCTGCGGGTGAAGTTCGTCTATCGCCTGCCTGGCGGCGGCATCCGGTTGCGCAGCTACAACCGGGATGAGTACCCCGATGAGGAGTACACAAGGGACCAGATGCGTGCCGGCGACATCAGCGTGATCGGGTGGGTGTTCTGGTGGTCCGTCATGAGGCGCAGAAGGCATTAGTGCTCGGGGTGACGCGGCACCGCCCATGACGCCGCGCGAGCGCTCAAATCAATCCTTGTGGCTGTGTACCATTTTCGTGCAACATCTCGGGTCATGGCAGTGCGCCACCTCTTGACTGTATGAATGCACAGGTATAGGGAATGACCTCAAGGAAAATTGCCGAGGAGGTGCAACTAGTTTATAGTTGCACCAGTCGTATGGATGGATGGCGATCATGAGCCAAATCGACAAGCTGATCGCCAAGCTGACTAAGACACCCCCACCCAAGGACTTTGCGTGGAAGCAGCTTCAGAAGGTCATGAAGCATTTTGGCTACACAGAGCTGGAGGGTGCAGGATCAAGGGTTAAGTTTGTGAATATGGAGACGAAACACAAAGTCTTTCTGCATAAGCGACATCCTGACAGCACGCTAATAGGCCCTCAAATAGAGGACGTTGTCGAATCGTTACATTCACAGGGTTACTTGTAAAATGGCAAAGACACTTGAGTACAAAGGATTTCAAGGGTCAGTGGATTTCGAAGCCGAAACGGACGTGATGTATGGCAAGATCCTCCATATAAATGACTTAGTAACATACGAAGCTGATTCCCCAAAAGAGCTTAGGTTAGCATTTGAAGAGTCAGTAGATGACTATATCGACACGTGCAAGGCGCTTGGTGTCGAGCCAGAAAAACCATTTTCTGGGTCATTCAATATAAGAATCGGTGCTCAGCTACATAAGGATCTAGCTAAGTTTGCGGCTCGAAAGGACAGCTCAATTAATGAAATAATTAAAGAGGCTGTGAACTGCCACATCAATGGCCGGCATAATGAGATACACCACCACCACTATGCTGATAGTGAATTCGAGTACGAGAGTTTCATTTCTGTAAATCGCTCTAATCGCCCACAGCTAAGGGTGGTGAAATGAGCCTGCACAATGTTTTATTGAAGTATGTTTCGATAGCCAACCTATATGGCAAGGCTTTCGATGGAGATGTGGGAGATGAGGCTCCTACGTTTAAGGCGCGATTTGGGTTGACGCTTGACACTGACAAGCTAAACGAAGAGAACGATAATTCCTTCGAAATATCCTTGAGCTTCGAAACATTCTTTTCTAACGATGAATCATTCTTCAAGATAGAGATAGTCGGCCACTTCTCAATAACCGGAGAGGTATCAACTACTGAAGATTGGCTTAAAACTCCTGAGGCAGCCAATATTCTTGGAACCTCTCTGTATCCCTACCTCAGGAATCTTTCAAAGCCTCTTCTCGAAGGCCTTGGAGCTGGCGATGTCGACTTTCCTTGGGGGGCTCCACCATTCATAGATCCAAAAGCCAAGAAAGAACGCCGAAAGGCCGTTAGGAAAAGTTGAGGCAAGGCCCCGCTACTGCGGGGCTTTTCATTTCCGCCCTACCCGTCCAGCTCCTGCCTATCCCACCTCAGCGTCACGGTGCCGTCGTCGTTGAACACCAGGTCGATACCGTCCGTCTCAGCCAGAACTTCCATCACCGCATCCCACGCTTCCGCCGGATCACTGTCCAGCCGGTGAATCGTCACCTTCCCCAGTTCCTGCGCCTTCGGTGAGTTGATCATCGCGGACACTCGCATCCCCAGGCGATCGGTCGGCGTGACCTCGTACGCCTGCTGCTTCTGATTCTTAGCCATAAGCACCTCGTCAACTGTACATAAATACAGTATCCGATCAATCAGAATCCCTATAAGAGCCAGAAAGGTACAACCAAGGTATTGACAATGTACCTTTTCGCTACTAATTTCATCTCACCTCATGTACCTTTTTGGTTCAAGAGGAGGCCACCGAGCCGACCGCTCTTTCGACAATTTGGGAACCCTCTGCTGCGCCAGCGTCGCGAGACGCTGGGAGAGGCAAAAGACGCAGCCCGAGCTGGGCCGGACAGTCCAGCCGTGCAAGCCCATGCATTGCACGCGACGTTGCTCAAGTCACCTGCCAATAGACCAAAGAAGCGAACGCAGGAGTGGGAACGAACCCCGACAAGGAGAAGCGACCGAGATGACACCGATAGGAGGAAACAGCCAATGCAGTACTAAGCCCAGCCGATGTTCGGGTCGGCAATCCGCGCATACGTGCCCCACTCAACGGGCCGCCGGGCTGCACTCAAGCGCGGAGTAACACTGATACCCCATGACCAGCGCTGTATGCCGATTGAAGGCGTTGCGAGGGAAGCCCAAGGCCAAACACATCGAGCCCTAGCTGCTATCGGAAGTGGTGAGGGCAGCAACACCCGCGGGTTGTAGAAGCCCAGCAGGCGAACGCGGGAGAAACACCGATTTCACTGGCTGGCCCTCCACCGAGGGCCAGACGGGAAGTCTATACGCCCTGGAGGAGCAGAAAATGAATGAAAAATCCTCACGTGCTGTACGCCAAGCACTTCGGATCCTCCGCAAGCAGGAAGACGATCGCGAGGCGCGCATTGAGTACCACGAAACGGTTGGAATGCTGCGCGGCCTGTACTACGGCGGTGAGATCGATTCGATGGAGCTGGTTGCGCTCACGCAACTCGCAGGAAGCGCATACATCAACGCCGGGAAACCCTGGTAAGGAGACTGAAATGGCTCAATTCAATGTCGATGCGCACCTGAGCAACGGCAAACGCCTGGATTGGATTGCCCTGCCGGAAGGCAACGAGACACCGGATGACGTGCTGATCGAGGTACGCCAGGCCGCCATGAAGAAGTTCGGCGACCTCATCTGGTTCAACCGCTGGGACCACGTTGTTGCCAGCAACGGCTACATCACCGTGCGGATGCATGCGTGATGCAAGGAGTCGACCCGATGACAATCATTCACGAATGCGACCGGTGCAACGCGCCCGGTCGCGTGATCGAGACGTCCGACGGATTCCGCTGCGAGGGTTGCTACGAGGAGGCGCAGGAGCAGGTGCGCAGCGAGGCGAGCTGCCCCGAGTGTGGGCGCCTGGGGGTGACAGCTACAGGAATTTGTTACGCCTGCGAGAACACTTGAGAACACTGCCACGGTTCGCCGGGGCATTACCGCCCTGGAGGGCAGACGATGCAGATCGAAATCGAACTGGCGCCTAAGCCAGTCCCGCACCCAGCGATTGCTGGATGGCTGCAGGCAGCGGATGAGGCTGAGCGCGCCGGTCTGACCTTCGCTGCGAACACTTACCGGAGCACCGCACGCAGCATCGAGTTGGAACAGGAAACTGGCGTTCCTGTATGCGCATGCTGCTTCAAGCCGTTCGGGCGCGGCGTCCTCCATCAGTAGCCCGCCGCCCTGCCGGTAGCAGGGTACCACCCGCGCCTGCCGGGTTCCCCAACGCAGGCCCGATCCCCTGGAGGTTCGTCACGGCTCCTTCAGGGCTGTATCGGAGAGTGGTCTGAATGCGCAGACAGACGAGAGCGGGATGACGGGGAAACCCTACTGCCAGCGGCCGATGCCGTGGGTGTCTGTGATAAGTCATCGGCTGCCGGAGATCAGCACCGGCCAGACCACTCCCCCATACAGCCCCATCCCAAACCGTTTAAACGAGATCAGACATGAACAGAGAGGCTTGGCTCAACGCCATGGCCGAGCGGATGTCGCCTCGATTTCTTGAGCTAGGCGCGCCGCTTCAGCCTTATCGAATCTCCATCGGCTTTACCAGCGCAGGCCAGAGAGGAAACGTCGGCGCCGAGGTATGGCACAGCTCGGCATCCGCGGACGGCACCTACGAGATTCTCATCAGCCCAGGCACAGACGACTCCATGCAGGTATCGGCATACCTTGCCCACGAACTCTGCCATATCGCGGCAGGGATCAAAGAGGGCCACAAAGGGCCGTTCGTGAAGCTCATGAAAGCCATCGGCATGACGGGGCCGTTCACCTGCTCAGTGCCGACAAGGCAGTTCGAGGAGTGGGTCCAGCCGTTCATCGACGAACTCGGCCCACTCCCCCACGGAAAGCTCACTTGGCACAGGCCCGGCGCGAGAGAGCGCAGAGAGCCAGCGCAGGGGAAGGTCGCGAGGGGAATACGGGACGGCCTGAGCCAGCCCGAACTCGAAGAGATCATCACCACAGCCAAGAAAAAGCAGTCGACGCGATTGAAGAAGGTCGAGTGCTCGGAGTGCGGATACGTCGCCAGGGTGACCCAGAAATGGCTCGACAAGTCTGGACCGCCTCACTGTCCGGAGCATGGAGAAATGACTGTCGGGCGAGACGCAAATGATGAACAGGACGAAGAACTCGAAGGGGTAGAAAATGGCGGCTAAATCGTTCAAGCAGATGATCAAGGACGGCGACCTGAAGCGCGCAGATGCGATGAAGGCTCGCCTCGAAGACCTTCACGAAGAACCCGGCTTCAACCTGCGCGCCGAGGGCGAAGACCTCGAGCAGAGCATCGCGGATCTGGCCGACTACCTGCACCAGGGCGGCATCGTTCCCGCGCTGGAAGTGCGCCCCCGCGAAGAAGGCGGCATGTGGGTTGTCGACGGGCACCGCCGCCGGCGCGCTTACCTGAAGCTTGACGCCGAGGGCCGGCTGCCACGTGACCCGAACGGCGAGTTCTGGGTGCCCATCGTTGCGTTCGCCGGTAACGACGCTGAGCGCGTGCTCCGCGTGATCACGTCCCAGGAGGGGCGCAAGCTCTCCCCTCTGGAGCTCGCACACGGCTACAAGCGGCTCATTGCGTTCGGATGGACCGTCGAACAGATCGCCCAGAAGATGGGGAAGACCCGGCAGCACGTCGACCAGGTGTTGGTCGTAGGCAACGCGAATACCGATGTGCAGCAGTTGATCAGCTCCGGCGCGGTAGCGGCCACCACCGCCGCGCGGATCGTCAGGAAGCACGGCGAGAAGGCCGGACAGGTGCTCGGCCAGCAGCTCGCGAAGGTGATCGCAGCGGGAGGGACAAAGGTCACCCCCAGAGCGGTAGCCGAGCCGACCGTGCCGCGCGCCATTCTCGATGATCTGCTGAAGGTCACTACCGATATCGTCGATGCCTTCCCTACGGCACTCCGCGCAGGCCTGGCCGAAGGCCCGGAATCGATCACCCTCACCACTCGCTCGGCATGGGTAGAGCGGTTGATGGATCTCGTCGCTCAGGCGAAAGAGTCCCTCCAGGGGTAAGCCATGTTCATCCTTCCATTCCTCATCGGCCTGGTGCTCCACGACCAGCGGCCCGAACCGCTGCGCGCGCTCGATAGCGCCAGCGCCGATCCTGACCTGGGCGCCTCGGCGCCAGCAGGCCGAGAACGATGTACCCGCGGGGCGTCCGGAGTTCGGGCTCCAGGCGTCCCGCCCAAAATGCTTCAAACCATAAGGCGGTTTGTAAGTAGAGGCGGGGCGGTGGGCGCCCCGCTTCACCCCTCTCTCGACTTCATGCGCGAGCACTCCACGCAATGCCGAGTGCTGACCCATGCAGCCAAGGAATCAACCATGCACGCAACCATCAACTGCGGCGGATGGATCGGCCGCCAGGGCCTCGGCCTGGCTCCCCGCGAACTCGAAGCTACCGCCTGGAGCGCCAGCGAACTGACCGCAAAGGAAGTCGCGCGGCGCATGGGTATCGCCCCTGGGACTGTCGAGAAACGTCTCGACGACGCGAAATTCAAGATGGGCGTGCGCAGCGTGCGCGGGCTCGTCCTCGAAGCCTTCCGCCGGGGGATCATCTCGCCGGCCGTCTTCGTGCTCGCATTCCTCGTCGCCGGCCACCCGCTGATCGATGACGACCACATGAACAGGACCCGCAGGCCGAGCAACGAGCGACGAATCACCGAAGCCCGCACCGTTCGCCGGATCGACGAAATCACCATCAACGCGTAGGAGATCCATCATGCTAAAGCATCAGGAACAAACCGAAGTTCTCGCCGGCCTGCTCTCCCAGACCGCCATAGCCCGAATGGCTTTCGCTCAGCGGCTCATGGCTCCTGCGGTGGAGGAACCCTACCAGGTCGTGCCGCGGGGATGCGGTTTCTTCCACATCATCGAGACCGCCACTGGCGCGGTGCGCGGATTCCGCCGGAACCACAACGAAGCATGCGCCTATGCAGAGCAATTGAAGCGCCAGCAGGCCGCCAAGTGACCAGGCGTCGAGCAATTCGAACCGGAGGCATCGGTGCAGCCCTGGGTTTCATCGTGCTGGTGTTCACGCTCCCAGCAGCGGTTCGGCAACAGCCACCCAGGACGCCGCCGTCCGCCGCCGCGCCAGCAGTTCAAGAGGCGAAGCCTCGAACGGTCTCCTATCGCGCCAGCGCCAGCCACCAACAGTCTTTTGTCTTCTGAGGTCCACATGGCAAAGACCAACGCCCAGCGCCAGCGGGAGAAGCGCCAGCGCCAGCGAGAGGCCGGCATCCCCGAGCGCAAGCTTCCATCCCCGCCGGCGATCGACGCTGCTTTCGAACGGATCCAGTCGGTCGGCGATTTCGAGGACTGGCGAGAAGCGTTCTCGACGCTTCTAATCAACGCCTCAGCCCTGCCCGATGCCGATCTCCTGCCTCTTCTCATCGTGTCGCGACACGAATACACGCCAAGCGAAAACGTGTCGCGACAACTACTAGCCGCCGGACTCTCCGTAGCCGACGACGAACAGTAACCCACCACCAGATCACCGACGCTAGCCACCGGCCGGCGCGGCTCTACTCGTCCTGAGGATTACCACATGAGCACTTTTGCCGTGTTCGGCATGACGCGAGACGTAGCGCTCGCCATGGCCAAGAAGGAAGTGAAGTCAGTACGCAAGACCCCGCTCGGGGATGAGCAAGTTCCGATGAGCGAATGGCTCGCAGCAGTCGAACGAAAGGCCGACACCATCATGACCGGAACAAAGGTCGTCCAATTGAGCCAGCTCTTGGATACGCCGGACTTCTGCCACCAGTTCATCGAGCTCGCACGCAAGACCCTGGAATGCCGAGACATGCAGATCCGCGCCAAGGTTCAGCTTTGGAATGAAGACGGCACGCCTGTTCTGACCAAGAAGCGGAAGCACAAGGTCGAGTGGCAGCAGTTCGGCCACCAACCAGGGAGGGCCGCAGCGTGATGCACCGCGTCTACTTGTCCGGCCCCATGACCGGCATCGCAGATTTCAACTACCCCGCGTTCAACGCCGAGGAGAAGCGGATCCGCGCGCTCGGATATATCGTCGAGAACCCAGCCGTCAACATGGTCTACCGCGGATCGCCGTGGGAGACATTCATGCGCGACGGAATCAAGCGACTCATGGACTGCGACATTCTCGCGTTGCTCCCTGGGTGGGAGCGGTCCCGCGGCGCGAACATCGAGCGCAACCTCGCTATCACACTCGGCATGCACGTCGTCGACGCCGAGGCGCTCCCTGAGCCCGACTTCGTCTGCAAGTGCCGCGCAATCCAATTCACCTGCTGCGGCATTCCGAGCGACAACGATCCGTTCGTGTGCCGGCGCCTGGCAGGCATGCCCGCCTACAAGTCCTCAGAGGACCAACTGGCAACCGCACGTAAAGCCCTCGAGCAGATCGCAGCGCTCACCGACGTCTCTACCGGAGGCATCGGGATGGACGTTCTCCAGATCGCAAAGCAAGCCCTCAGCAACTGAGGGCGGCCGCGACGACAAATGGGTGGACCTTGATCCATATCGTTACCACCTTGCCGAGGATCGAGAGCAGCAAGTAGGCCCGGAAAAGCTGATGGTCGAGTTTCTTCATTTGGGTGGCACCAGGGTTGTTTGTGTAGGCCACATGGTGCTGTCACGACCTTCAGAAAATCCTCTTGTGGGATTTCCACCTCGCATCACGACCAGCCAAATTCAACCTCCATTCGTCGCCATCAGGCGAGAGGTATTCCCTATGTCCGCAGAAAAACCGCAGGCGGCGCCATGAAGGCGCGCATCGAGAAGAAGCTGAGCAAGCGACTGGTCGAGCTTTACCCGGCGTCCTACAGCGCCGCCTGGCGCGACGAAGAACCGTCTGAACTCGCATATGAGCAAGGTACCCGAGTTCGGCATGTTCTTTCCGTCGGTGGCGGTGTCGACTATTGGGGTGAAGGGCAGGACGCCTACACCGTCTGGCAAGACTGGCTTATGAACTGGGTTTGGCACGGGCCATTCGAGACGTATCCGGAGGGTCATCCTCATGAGTATTACCCGGATACTAAAGGCTTCAAGCCAACCACTCGCAACCTACTGAAACTGGCCAGCCAGTGTCAGTTGCAGGGAGAGCCGTTGTGAACGCCCCCATTTACTGCCGCACAACAGGCCAGCGCATCGGGCAATGCAACTGCATCCGGTGCCGGCCTCCCGAGGAAACACCATGCACCCCCTCAACCTGACCGCCATGTTCATCGACGGCGAGGATGGCCAGCGCCTGGCCGAGGTCAACGGCCTCCCACGCCTCGGCGCCCTGCTCTCCTCATCTCAACTGCGCCAGCTCGCGCGACAACTGAACGAGATCGCAAACGACGCAGACCAGGACGCAACTGGTTTGCACACCTACGCAGCGCCACCGTACGGAGCCTGCCCGCCATGTCATTCGACGAAAACGCCGCATACCGCCGCATAAACGCCCTCTGCTCTCCCGCGCCAGCCCGATATATCCACCTCCCAACAGGCATTCACTGGGTCGTCATCGACAGCCTGGGCAATGTCATTCAACTCGAAAACATCGAGCGCCGGCGCCGACTGATAACCGTTTCTGACCTCGATAGCGAGACCTGGAGAAAGCTCCCATGACCGAATCAAAGATTTGCACCTGCCCTTCCGGGGACGGGTCGCTGCGCTGGCCGTGCCCGGCACATCCTGCGGTAGATCAGGCAGACGTAGCTGCCAAGCTGACCTTCATCAACGGAAGGCCAGCCATGTGCGGGTGCCAAGTGGAATACAGCGACGGCGGAGGCGAGTACTCCGACGTAATCTACGTGACGCTGTGCGCCAAGCATTCTGGCAGCGCAATTCTGGATCTGGTGGCGACCAACCGAATCGCACTGACGCCGGAGTACGAAGGCCAGTGGCACGCCGACCTCTACCTGGATCGGGAGATTCCTCTTGCGAAGGTCGAGGGCGCGACGCCGGCCGAGGCGGTCCTTGCCCTCATGTCGGCAGAGCGCATCGACCCCGAACAGGAATCGGTAGAGCAGGCAGGCGGGGATGAGCGCGCGGCGTTTGAACTCTTCGTGCGCAAGCACTGCGGCATGCCGGAGCACATCGCCGTAAACTGGGACGCCAAGTTCACCAATGATGCATGGGAGGGGTGGCAAGCCCGCGCCGCCCTGGCGCAACCCTCCCCGGTGCGCTCGAGCCTCTTGATCAACGGATACCAGTTGCGCGCCGCCCTGGACTTCATTGCGCCGGATGGCACTGCCGAGCAACTGAAAAGCGAGGCCTGCATCGAGTGGCGCCAGCAGGATGCCGATTTCCTCGAAGCAGGCCTATACGCCTTCTGCGCTGAGTATCCCGAAGAAGGCGGCGTCTTGTTGGATGAGGAGCCAACCACTGCGCAACCATCCCCGTTGCAGTCCGAGCAGGCAGAGGCGGAGCGGCCGGAGGTGGCAGAAGTCGCGTTCGTCCTGCGCAACATCGGCGCTATGGACGCTGAAGACATCGACGGCGACAACGTTGATCTGCGCTTCGAGGATGCCGAAGGCCGCGATACAGGGTGCGACGTTTCCATCGTCGAGTACGCCGAGAAAGCCGCTGACCTATTCGAACAGCACGACCGCATCGTCGGGGCGCTGCGGGCTAAGGCTGATCAACTTCGCGAAGCACTCGAATGGCGTGCGGAGAATCAGGCAGGTCAGCGCGAACTACTGCGCTCAGTGAAAGCAGAGCGCGACGCCGCCCTGGCCAGGGTCGCGGAGTTGGAGAGGCAGGAGTCGGTGGCTCTCGCAAACCGTGGGAATCAAGGCTTTTGGGTGGAGTGGACCGAGGCGGCTGCCGGCCTTTATGGCTCAGGCATCAAGCTCTACGCCGCCCCTGTAGCCAGGGCTCAGCACAGCGTGCCTGATGGCTACCGCCTGATCCGCCTCGAACACTTCGCCGCCATCAAGGCGCAGCTCGATCCTGAGCAGGTCGATGCGTACCGGGGACGGAACATCTACGACGAAGACAAGGTGTACGCGAACTGGAACGCGTGCCGCTCGGCACTCGACGAGATAAAGGATGTGTTTCAGCAGATCGATTGGGACGCCGAAAACGAGCTGGCTGAGCTACTCGCCGCCGCGCCCGGCAAAGAAGTGCCGCAGGCCTGGCTCGATGTTCAAGCCGAACGCCGCCGGCAGGTCGAGGTCGAGGGCTACCACGGATTTCGTGACAATCATTACATCAGCTACGAACTCTCGAAAGCCGCGCGAGCGTACATCGAGGTTTCGTGGCATGCACTCAGCGGCGGGCTGCCGTGCAAGAAGCCGGAGTCCTGGCCTTGGATGGCTGGGTTCAAGTGGTCTGACGGTCGAACGATGCTGGTCAAGGCCTGCGCCCTAGTGCTGGCCGAGATCGAGCGCCTGGACCGCGCCGCGCACGGCAAGGAGGTAGGTCATGAGTGAGGTGAAGCGGTTCGACCATGTGAACCATGCTCACATTGATGACTGTGAACATGTTGAGTCCAGCGAAGGGGCGTGGGTGACGGCCTCCGACTACGACGCCCTAGCTGCCAAGCTAGCCATGGCTGAGGACGCAGCAGCAAAGGGAGATGCTGCTCGCCAGCAATGCGGCGGAATGGAGATGGAGATCGAGGAACTTCGCGCTGAACTAGCGGAACTGCGCGCAAGGGTGGTGGTTGTGCCGGAGCGAAAACTCCTAAATGCCGGAGTCCCAGGGCTGAATCGTAATAGCGGCTGGAACGCCTGCCTCGACGAACTGGCGCGCATCAACGGTATGACGGTCAGCGAGGGGCTTGTGCAGGGGATGGCCAAGTTCGCGCGCGAGATCATCTGCGGAGCCCTCGATGGCGGAAGCTTCGATGGGGCAGACATACAGGAAAGCGCTGAACGCCATGGACTGATCGCCAAGCAGGTGATGAACGAGCCGTGCCGCGGCCCAGAAGAGTTCTGCGCCTGCGCCTGGTCTACCTCGTTCCCGGCTGAATGCTACCGGGTAACTCCGAAGCTTAGCGCCCTACTCAACGAGGACAAGGAGAACAGCAATGGCTGAAGAACTAAAACCGTGCCCGTTCTGCGGATGCTCGATGCACCTAGAGAGCAACCACGACTGGCATAGGATCGTAGGCGATCACGCTTTAGAGTGCGCCTTCACGGACAGCGAAACAATGGTGGTGCCGGCCACAAAAGAGCAGCGTGATATTGCTGTCTCCGACTGGAACACCAGAGCCGTCCCCGCGGACCATGTGGTGGTTCCGCGGGAAGTCCTGGAGCGCTCCATTGATCGCTGGGCATGCTGCGCCATGTCGCAGAAGCCGGGCTCTGAAGAGGCATGGGAAGAACTCCGCGCCCTGCTGAGCGAGCAGGATGGAGGGAAGCCATGAGCATGGAGTTCATTCGCAGGGCCTACAACGTTCCCTGCAAGCGAGGCGGAAAGGTCATCTACCGAGGTCGCGGCACCGAGGAGCACGGGACGATAACAAGCGCAAAGGGCGCCTACCTCATGATCAAGCTAGACGGCGAAAGCAGGCCAAGGAGGTTCCACCCGACCTGGGCGCTTCAGTACCTTCCGGAGCAGGCATAGCCACCCATCGCCATCCACTGTACGCATATACAGCAATTCGGATAATGGGCTACCCACTACCCGGATTGCATATGCGCACGAAACCCTTCCGCCCGCCGCGCCGGCATGAGATCGCCGGCCTCCGCTACTACCGCACCGCGTCAGCTTACAACTGGCTCGGCGTAGCGATGGCCCATCCGACTCGCGCAATCCAGTTGCTGCTCGAACAGTGTGAGCCAGACGTGCTCTCTCCAATGTTCGAGATTGAGATCGACGCGATCCTGAGCCAAGCCGACGAATACGCAAAGACCGGCCAGGTGCTCGAGCGCGAGCAACTGCGCGAAATGCTCATGCACCTGATCTCGAAGGCCGCGGGCGACTGATCCGGAGCCCCAATGAAGAAAGCTCTCTCCCGCATGGCGGCAGTAGCCGTAATTGGCGCCAGCCTGGTCGCGCTACACGCAGTGATCGAGCTAGCGCCAGCATTCGCAGCCCTGCAATGGGGCTGCTCGTTCTAACCGCACGGTAGCCGATAGGCTGCCATTCCCCGAAAACCATTTTCCCGACCAGCGCCAGCAGGACGGGGAGGTATTGTCCAATGAAACTCGTAACCCTAGAAGAATGGGCGGCTGAGCACTTCAGGACGCCGCCGAGTATCAACACCCTCCGCAGGTGGGCAAGGGATGGCTGTATTATCCCTGCTCCCGTAAAGCATGGTCGAAGCTACTACGTGAGCCAGGATGCGGAGTACAGCAGTCAAGAACCTGCCAAACGCTCAGAACCTGGCGAAAGTCTGATATCCCGCATAAAGAGCGCACGCCATGGCACCAAGGCCGCGTAAAGAGGGGTCAAAAGACCTCCCCCCAAACCTGTACAAGAAGACGGACTCTCGGTCAGGCGTAACCTACTACGCCTATCGGGATCCAGTAAGCGGCCGGATGTTCGGCCTGGGAAAGGACAAGGCCCGCGCGATTCGGGAAGCGATCGAAGCAAACCGCACGGAATCGCTTCAGCCGACTATCGCCGACAGGCTCAGTTCTGAGCCATCACGTCCGCCGCGGCTATTTGACGACTGGCTCACCGAGTATGAAAAGATCTACGTCGAGCGCGGCCTGGCGGCGGCCAGTGTTCGTAATACTCGGATGCGCCTGAAACGGCTGCGCGCCAGGTTCGGAACGATGGACATCCGGGATATCGGGACCATTGATGTGGCCGGCTACTTCTCGGAGATGGCGAAGGAAGGGAAGGCACAAATGGCCCGAGCCATGCGATCCCTTCTGCGGGATGTTTTCATGGAGTCGATGGCGGCCGGATGGACTGACAAAAACCCGGTGGAGGTGACGAAGGCGGCGCGGGTGAAAATCAAGCGCGAGCGCTTGACCCTGGAGACATGGCGTCTGATCTATGCCGAGGCGAAACAGCCCTGGTTGAAAAGAGCCATGGAACTGGCGGTTATTACCGGCCAGAGGCGGGAGGATCTTGCAGCAATGCAGTTCAAGGACGAGCAGGACGGATACCTGCAGGTTGTTCAGTCGAAGACGGGCATGCGCCTTCGTATAAGCACGTCGATTGGACTGGCTGTCCTTGGTCTCGATCTGGCCTCAGTGATCAAATCATGCCGCGGGAGGGTTCTTTCCCGCTACATGATCCATCATCACCGCACCATCAGTCGCGCCAAGGCTGGGCAGCCGATTATGCTGGACACCATAAGCGCCGCGTTCGCTGATGCGAGGGACAGGGCGGCGAAGAAGCATGGACTCGATTTCGGCGCCAGCCCGCCAAGCTTCCATGAGATGCGATCCCTGGCTGCCAGGCTTCATGAAGAAGAAGGGCGCGATGCGCAACGCCTGCTCGGCCACCGCTCCGCGAAGATGACGGATCTCTACCGGGACAGCCGGGGCGCCGAGTGGATCGACGTGGCATAATCTGGCGGGAATTTTAGAGGAATATTGGAGGGGTTTTGGAGGAGCCAAAACCCCAAAGGAAAAACAATGACTTACGTTCTCTACGGCATCAAAGCCTG